CTCTGATCTCCGCGCGGGTCATCTTCAACGAGTCGCTGACAAGGTGGATGCCCTTGGAGCTGTCGACAGCGCCGGCGCCCACCCTCTGCAGTGATGCGGTGATCGCGCTCGTGCTAGCAGCCGCCTGCGACTCGGACTCTTTGAGCCCTTTCGCGAAGTTGCTGTTGTCAAAGACCAGTTTGAATACTTCAGCGGGCATCAGGAGTCCTCGGGGGAGGGTTATCGGAACGAGCAGCGAAGAAGAAATGAACCTTCCGGGCAATTGCCTCGCGTTCAGCTTTTGTTACACGCTTCTCGCGAGGTTTCTTTGCTTTCGCCTTCGGCCACTCGGAAGGCATGAAGGTGGTGAGGGGCGCAGGTTTCTCGGGCGCGGCCATCGAAGTGTTGACGATCGTCGACGCGATGATCGCGGTGAGCAACTCGTCATGACGAATGCGGTGCTTGTGTTGCTTTAGGAGAGAGTCGTACTGCCTCGGAGTCATTGACCAGAACGCATCCTCAGCGAGGTTCAACTGGTACAGTCCAACACTCCAAAGATCCCGCCAGAACTCATCGTGTGAGATCGGGTCGCCGGGGTCGGGTCCGGCTACGCGTTTGGGTCTTTGTCCGACGCGGGCATTGAGGCTGCCCAGGCTTCCGCGATGGCAGACAACGCGAGATTGCAATGCATCGGGCTCACGATCAGATCGCCGACCTCATCAATCGTGATGTCGGGCTGCGCGGGAAGCAGTGATGCATAGAGCATCGCACGCAGTTGCGCAGCGTTCAGCGCCTGAAGATTCAGACCCTGAAACATGTTGAGTCCGGTTAGTGCTTCGGCTTTCGCGAGCGCGTTGAAACTGTAGCAGAGTTTGTATTCGCTGCCCTTCAGGGTCAAGGCTGTGTACTTGACCGTAGGGTCTTCTTTGGTGCCAGCAACTGACTTCTTGGACATAACTGTCTCCGGGTTCAAGGTTGGAGGAGCGGGCGAGATCGAGCCTCGCCCACATGAGTATGGAGGCGTCAATCTTAGGTACCGGGTGTCCAGGTGAAGGCGCCGGAGACAAGGACTTTGACTTTGCCGGTGATCACCTTCGATGCCCACGTCAGGTTGCTCTCAGCGACGAGCGCGTTGAAGGATACCTTCGGCCCGGCGGTGGTAAAGCTTCCCTTGGGTTCCTGAACGACAAACGCGACGGGGACGCCACCAACGAGCGCTGCTTCGACCGCAAGCTGCCCGGCATCGGTGGCAATGCGGTTGAAAGAGAACTCGACAGAGCCGGAATCCATGATGGTACCGATGAATTCCTTGGCGACGCTTTGCAGGTTGGTGGTTGGTTCGTTGCCCATCTGACGTCCCGACTGCGTGATGTCAGACACTTCGCCGACGACCGTCGGAGTGACGCCGATTGACAGAATCGTCCCCTGCCCGGAGATTGCTTTCGAGCCCGTGTAGGCCATGTATTCGCTCCTCGTTGGTTTTTGGTGCGCAATGTCGTGCGTCACCTCTGGAGGCGACGTCAATAGGAAGGAGAATTAGGTGGTTTACTGTCCAGCAGGAAAGGTGATCACGTACTCGGACATGGCGCGAAACATCTCATCGTCGGACTCGAAGTAGTCAGATTCAACGTCGCGCGCGCAGAGGTTCACGATCGTCCCATTTGGAAGGGTGCCTTGATAACCATCAAGGAGCGCATGCAGCGTTGCCTGAATGTTCTTCGCGGAAATGTAATCTTTGGCCCAGCAGTCGATCTGGACTCGTGTGGCTTCTTCCGCCGACTTGTCCAGGTTTACCATCGGTGGTTTAGACATCGTGTGGAAGCTGATGCAGGGGTACACCGCATCCGGTGGAACCAGGACCGCGAAGATTCCGCCGGGGATCAAGAGCGCTACCGAAGGTGTGGCGCGGAGCAACGCGTCGATGCCAGCTTCGATCATGCCGCTACCTCACTAGAACTCTTGCCATCATCGGACTGGAGAGCCTGCGTCAGCACGTCCATGACGGCCCGCGAAGCATCTTTCAGCGATGCGTCGATGCCGGGCCTGAAGAACGGGTGCGCCGGAACCATGCCGAGTGTGTCGCCGTGCCTTGCCTTAAAGAATCTCTGCATCGCGGTCTTCGCAACGCGATTGTTGTGGCCGTGCTCTACCCAATAGGCAATCGACGCTTGGAACTCGTCCAGAAAACCCACTGTTGCTGTCACTGCTTGTTTCATGACGCTGATTTCAACTCCAAGCTCTTCGCGAAGCAGGCCCTTTTTGACTGGAACCCGTTCACCGATGGATGCGGCCACGACCGTTGCACCAGCCTTGGCGGCTTTCACCAGAACTTCGTTGCTCATCCGCTTGCTCATCTTTCTCAGAGCTTCCGCGAAGGAGCCGGTAACTTCGACATCGACGTTAATGTCTTGATTGTTGACTCTGTTTCCCTGCATCAGTTTGTTCCGCCGTTGACTTCCAGAAGGAGCAGCTCGATGACGCGGTTACGTTCTTCAACGTTGTCCACGTTCACGACGCGATACGTGTGCGTTGAGTAAGTGACCTGATACCCAGGCTTGATCGTCGCGGCGCGGCTATAGCGCATGCGCAGCTTATGAGTCACCTGCGTGCTCAACGCGCCAGTCTGATAGACAGACTTCGCCGCGATCTGCTGGAGCGATGCACGGGTAGTAATGACCGGAGTCCACGTTGTACCGGAACCGCCGAACGTCGTACCAACCGCAGAGGGTGCAAGGATCGTGATCGAGTGACGCAGGGTGCCGGGCGGGATGATGAGGGGATCGATCATTAACTTACCATTCCAAATGTGTCGAATACGTCGCCTGCGAGAAGAGCTTCGACTCCGAACTCTATCGCCTTTGGAATGCTGATTGCTGTCGCATCCCGGTTCGAATAGAAGTGCGATATCAACAAAAGCATGGCCTGAATGATGGTCTGTGGGCAGGTGTTATCTTCCACGCCGTCACCGTAAGTGCCGGCCGTGTAATTCACGCAGACCGAACCGGGCATATAGGCCTGTGAGTAGGGCCAGAACAGCCCAGGCTTGGGAACGATGCGGCCTGGCTCACAGTTCACATCGACGTAATAGAGACTCGGATCGAGGGTCTGCAAGGCACCGGTCTGATCCACATAGGTGATCGACTCGACGGAGACGCACCCTGGTTTGGGTAGCTTGATGGCCAGCCGATGCCAGTAAGTGCCGAACATGCAGTTTCGATCGTTGGGATTCACGGTCGAGGTGGAATCGGAACATGGAAAGAAGTCGAGTGTCCGCTGCATTGAGCGATTGAAGATCGCTCGATTCATCAAGTTCTCAACATGTTGACGCGCGGCGATGATGTAGCCGGTGATGAGATTGTCGTCATCGGTGAAGCTATCAGCGACGACAAGCTGCTGCTTGGCGAGCTCGAGAGTGACTGGCTCGGCGGCGGGCGCCGTCAGTTCCTTGTAGTTGAGTGTTCCCATTTGTCTTCTCTCGGGTGGCGCGAAAGGGTCGCGTAATCGCGGGGATGGTTCAGGTGAGCAACTCAGCCTTGGGCCGGTATGAACCGGCCCAGACACGAGGGTTGAGAACTGAGAACTACTTGCCCGTGAGTGTGAGAATCGGGCTGGTGCCTGCATCGGTGACAGCGCCGCCGACGCGCGCGAAGGCCACGAAGCCGACCTTGTTGAGCTCGGCATAACGCTCTTCGAGGCGCTTCAACATGACTCCGGGCAGGACCTCGCGGAACGTGTAGCCCTGCTCGAAGTCACCGAACTGGATGAACTTCGCGTTGACGCCGATGTTTGGCAGGTACGGATTGACCTTCACCGGGAATCCGAAGAGGGTGCCAGCGAAGCCGGACGTTGCGCCGTCGTTGTAGTTCATGAAGACCGGGCGCTGGTTGCCGTCCACAATCTGCTCTACCAAACCGAGCGTTGCGGTGTTCATCGTCCAGACCGCGCTGGGCTGATACGCCGGATCAAGAGCATTCTTCAGGTTGCTCAGGTCGTTGTACTTCAACACCAGAGTTGTGTTGCCCTGGACGCCGGCAGTGATGGTGGACAGGCCGCCAACGTTGCTGGTGTTGCCCGTGGTGATCCACTGCGAAACGGAGCGGGTGTAGCGGCTCTGAATCGCCTTCTCGACGAAGGAGACCAGGTCGAAACCGGCGTCCTGGACGAGCGAGTTGCTGATCAGGATCGGATTCGAGCGGACGTCGTCGATCGAGATCGTGACGCCGGAAGTCGCCGGATCGGTGGTGGTGATGCCGGTCGAGTCAAGCACGAAACCCTGTGCCGTGTCGTTGATCATCGGAGCCTTGACAGCCTCGCCCGTTGCCGTACGGAACTTGTAAACCAAGTCGTAGA